AGAAGAAAAAGACCTGCAGATCTTCTTAAATCATGGTCTGTCTTTTTAGATGAGCAAAAAAAAGAATTTGGTCATAAAAAATCTTTACTTATTATGCATACTGATCCTAAAGACCCAGCAGGTACAGATCTCATAGAAGTCGTAAAACTTCTTAAAATAGAAGAAAATGTGAGATTTTCTGCAGGGATTTTAAGCGATAATGAACTTAATACGCTATATAATATTTCAGACTTTACGTTAAACATAAGTTTTGCTGAAGGTTTTGGTCTTTCAACTCTTGAGTCTTTATATACAGCAACACCTATTATTGCTAACATGACAGGAGGATTAACTAATCAAGTTATTAATATTAAGACTTCTCAAGAACATGGTATAGCAATTAGGCCTAAAATGACGACAATATCAGGAATACAAGACACACCTTACTTAAATGAAGATTATGTTTTAGTAGATGATGTTGCAAATGCTATTTTTAAATTCTATAAAAAAGACAAAGAAGAAAAACTAAAATTAGGTTTAATTGGTCAAAAGTATGTTTTAAGTGAATTCAAAATGGAAAAAATGATTTTAGATTGGGATAAATCACTACAAGATACAATTAGCAAATGGAAAATTAATTCAAATAGAATTAGACTGGAAGAAATATGAAAAATATTGTAATATCTGGACCACTTTTAAGCAATTCTGGATATGGTGTACATTGTAGGCAAGTTTTTACTTACTTGCTTGAAAACGCTAAGGACGACGAAAAACTACATTGTCATGTTACAGAGTGGGGTAATAGCTCTTGGCACTTATCAAATGAGTTTACTTCAGGTCTTTTTGACAAAATAATTGATCGTCATATATCAGAAAATTCTTTATATAATATGCAATACGAAAAGTGTTATTCTGTAGGTTTTCCTAACGAGTGGGTTTTAATAGGCAAAAAAAATATTGGCATAACAGCTGGTATTGAAACTAGTATCGCACCAAATTCTTGGCTTGAAAATATTAAAAGAGCAAATTCTGTTATTGTACCATCTTTTTTTGCAAAAAACACAATAGTTAAAACTTTTAGTAATTGTCACGATATTTTAAATAAAATTAAAGTTGTTCCTGAGTATTTTTATGAAGAGTTTTTAGAAGATTCATGTGTAAAAATAGACTTGTTAGATAAAATAACAACAACAAACAATTTGCTAATCATAGGACAATTAACTTCTCTTAATAGCGAAAATGATAGAAAAAATACGTTAAATGCAATTGAAGCAACAACTAGAATATTAAGTACAATAGAAGACTCAAGTTTAATTCTTAAAATTAATTCTGGTAATAATACACAGAAAGATTTTAAAAATATCAAAGAAATACTTAAGCCTGTTTTAGACAATATAAGAAAAGAATTAGGAAATTCAGTGCCAAAAGTGTACATAATTCACGGTAATCTTTCGCCAAAAGAACTTAAAACATTATATACAACCAAGACTTCTGCACTTTTATGTTTAAGTAGAGGTGAAGGATTTGGATTAACGCTTCTTGAAGCAGCAGCTTGTGGTTGTCCTATTATCGCAACAAACTACTCAGCGTATACAGAATTTCTAGGTGATAATTTTATTAAAGTTGACTATAATCTCGAAGAAATACCAGCATCAAGAATTAACGACGTTTTTGTAAAAGGCTCGCTTTGGGCAAACTATAAAGCAAGAAGCTTACACCTTGCTGTGTTAAATTTCTTTAACAATAAGGATAAATATAGTATTATAGCTAAAAAGTTAAAATTAAATATTGTCAGTAATTTTAACAAAAATTCAATTTTTAAAATTTATAAAAAGTGTTTAGAATGAGCGACTTTTACATCTATATAATTATATTTTTAATATTTCTATTGTCAGTGTCAGTATTTTATTGCATTAAGTTTGCTTTAATAATTATTAAAATGCAAGAAACCATAGAAGAGTCTTTAGATGTTATTGATCAAAAGTATTCAAATATTTCTAAAATCTTAGAAATACCTATTTTTTTCGATAGTCCTGAAATAAAATCGGTTTTAAGAGAGTTAGAAGATACAAGAAACTCTTTGTTATATGTCGCCAACGAGTTAACAAACAATAACGTAGAGGACGATGTAACAACAGATGACAGAGACTAACAAAAAGACTGAAAAAGCTAAAAAGAAGAAAAGAAAAAATTATTATTTTACGCAAGAAGTACAAGATAAAATTGAATTGTTTCAAAAGACTGAATGTGTAACTACAAAAAACAAAATATTTGACGAACACATATTGCCAGCTTTTAGAGATCTTGTTCAAAGTCTTATATCTGTATATAAATTTAAAGCAACAAATGAAGATATTGATCACTTAAAGTCAGACTGCGTATCTTTTTTGTTTGAAACAATCTATAAATGGAAGCCAGAAAAAGGCAAAAAAGCATTTTCTTATTTTAATGTTGTAGCAAAAAACTATTTAACAATTCAGTCAAGAAGAATGCTTAAAAATAGCAATAGAAATGTTTATTTAGATGATGAGCTTTCTTTGAGCAATGCAGACAAAAAGTTTGTATATGATAAAGAGTATGTTGACGGTGATGTCGTTCTTCAAAAAAGCTTAGATAAGTATAACAAAATATTAGAGGTTATTGACTTTTTGAGTGATAGTGTAACTGATGAAAATGATATAAAATGTTGTTACGCAATAAAAAAAATATTTAGTGACATTGAAGACATAGAATTCTTTAACAAGAGGGCTGTATTTGTATATTTAAGAGAAATATCAGGTTTAAACAGCACTGAACTTTCTTCTTCTTTGTCTAGTATACGAAAAATATACAAGAAAAACGTAGGATTTGAAAAACAATTTAATTTATTTGATTTTGAGTGATTTATGAATGATGTAGACAAATTATTAGGTAAGCTAGAAAAAAACGAAAGCAAAGAAAATCAAATTAAAAACTTTGCTGATATTTTGGATAACATTGATACGCTTGAAAATAAGAAAAAAATGCTTTGGAAAGAAATATACGAAAATGCTCTTGAAGATCGTGAGAAAGCTAAAATGCTTTTTAATGATGCATATGTTTCCATGCAAGGTGGCGTAAATGAGCATATGAATATCGGTAGTGTAATGTCAAAATACATGGAAAGAATGAGCAAGTCAAACGATCAAATTTTAAAATTGGCAGAGCTTATTGCTAAAGAAGAAGAAAAGTCTGAAAACATTAGTGAAGATGACATATTCAGCAAGATTACAGGTTAGGTTTAAAAATGTTAAAAAAAGCAAAAACAATTTACTATCATAGCGAATTTTCTTCAGAAAAAATACAAGTCTTAAAAAATATACTAAGTGAATCACAAATTAAAAATATTCCTAAAGATGACAGTAGCTTGCTACGATTTGCTTCGTTTTTGCCAGCTGGAACCATTGTTGCACAAAGTCTAGATGTAGGTGAAGATAAAATTTTATGCTTGCCAGTTCTGTCTTCAAACATATCTTTACCTGTAAAGCAAGGTGAATATATATGGTATTTTTTTGATGATACAAAAGTTGATGAAATTGTTGTTAAGACAAGACCTTTAATAATGATAAGACACTACTGGCTTTCTAGAATTCACGGTACTCTTGTAAGCGAAGACTTAAACTATACATACAAAGAAAGAGATGCAACTGTATTAAATAAGCCAATACCAGAAGATAGCCCCTTAGCAGTTAATGTCAATCTTCCTAACTTTGAAGATCAAAAGTTTATGGAATTTAACTTAAAGGAAGCGCAAAAAAGCATAACAACAAAAAAGTTATATGAAGAAGGTGTAACTAAAAAGTCTTTTGTACCTAAAGCGACGCCTAGGTATTTTTCAAAAACTGATGATTTAACTCTACAAGGATCTTATAACACTCTTATTAATTTTTCTAGAACAAATGATGAGTCATCACACAATAAGTCTCCGGAAGGCTCAATAAGTATTATAGCAGGCAGGTTGGCACTACAAGACTTTAAGTTTGAAAACAGTCAAGAAAAACCTATGCCTACTGTACTTTTTAGAAATATTACAAATACAGGCAAAGAAGAACAATTTGTAATTGATGATAAAAATTATAAAATAATAGACAATGCGCTAGAAAAAGAAGAACTTCTTAAAAGACCTGACTTTTATTTAAATTTTAATCCAAAAACATTTGAAAACAAAGAAAGCCTAACAAGTTTTGATAAAGATGCTTCTACTTTATTAATAAACGAGTCTTTAGAAGTTGACAATAAAAAATATTACAATGTCGACTTAATAGAAGACTTTCATAATTCATATGAAAATTTCTTTGATGGTCTTGTTATAGAATATCCGTACGAAGTACAAACGCTAAATCAAAAAGGTAAGTTTACTAGCGTACCAACAATACTTGCTAAAACAAATAATATAAGACTTATAGCAAGAAAAAAATTAGAGACAAAAGAAAAAGTAGAGCTTCCAGAAGGTAGTATTAGGTTAATTAAAGAGTCAAATAATATACTAAACTATTCTCATATAAATATGGAAAGTGACGGTTATGTTGACATATCTGGTAGTGTAATTAAAATTGGTAATTTTTTAAATGAGTATATTAGATTTTTACCAGAAAGCTTTGAATATGCTGAATATTCTACACAGAAGCAACTTGACAGTCTTTCAAAAAAATTAAGCACTACAGGTTTCAAAGAAGAAATTGTTGATTCAATGAGAGGTTTGGGATCAGGCGTTGTGATAGGATATGATGAAAAGTACTCAGAGTCACTTGTGCTAGGACAAACTTTAAAAGGTCTTCTTGAAGAGATACTTGCTACAAATATTGAATTTGTTGAAGAGCTAAAAAAAATATCTACTGCACTTAAAACACATACACATAACAACTCAGCTGCAGTAATGACCGGACCTGCTGCGGGACCTTTACTTGTACTAAGTCCTGCTGGAGTTCCAGTTCCTGCACCTCCAGGAACTCCTGTTGGAATGGTCACAGTGCCAAGTCTGGTACCAACAGACCCATCAGCTTATGCTACTTATGAATCTTCTGGAAGCGCAAATTTAGAAAAAAAATACACAAATATAAATGACAGGCTTATAAATATACTTTCTAAATTTGCAAAAACGACTTAGTTAATACTTATATAATAATTAAACAGGATTTTAGATATGAGTATACCTGATGGTGTGACACAGCAAGAAGAGAGTCGTTTACGCGATACTTTTAGAAATACAACTGTAGACTCTTTTCCTATTGGAATAAAGACTCCTTTAGAGTTAGGTGAAAGTGCTGGTGACACTTTGTTTAAAATGCATTACAAGATTGAAGACCAAATAGCTGATAATTTAAAAAATTTAATTTTGACTAGAAAAGGCGAAAGAATTGGTTTTTATGATTTTGGAACAAATATACACAGGGCATATTCATCAGGTCTTGATGAAAATACTTTAATAGACTTTGTAATGGAAGAAATATCATTAGCAGTTTCGAAATATATGCCTGCGATTGACTTAAAAAACTTTTATGGAAGTGAACTTAAAGACGAAGAACTTGAGCAAAGCATAAGAGATGGTGAAGCTATTTCAACTAGTAGTTTAGAAAACTTAAGAGACAAAAAAGCAGAAAGCTTTTATAATTCTTTAGAAAACACAGAGACTTTCAATGCTACAATAAAGAAAAACAACGATTTAGAAATAATATATAAAATTGTTGTGGAGTACCAAATACCCGCAGAGATATCATCACAATCGCAATCATTAGAATTATTTATTAGAACATCTAGGTAAGTTTATGACAACATCAAACAATATTCAAAAATATTTAGAAAACAATCAAAAAAGTCAATTTGTTAATAAAAACTACTTAGACTTTAGACAAGACCTTTTAAATTATGCCAAAGAGTTTTATAGCGAAAATATTTTAGACTTTTCGGAAACTTCTTTGGGAGGTATGTTTTTAGACTTTGCATCGATTGTCGGTGACTCTCTTGTTTTTTACGCAGAGCAACAATTTAGTGAATTAGATTATACGACTGCAGTTGATATAGACAATATTACAAAGCATCTTAGAAGAGCAAATATTAAAAGTAACACAGCTTATCCTTCATCGTTAACAGCAACTTTTACAATTGAAGTTGAAAAAAGCAATACTTCAACACAAAGAGATCCAAAACCTAATTTAGAGCATTTACCTGTTTTACCTAGCGGGACAAGAATTATAGCAGACAATGGGGTTGAGTTTACCTTAGACGAAGATGTAGACTTTTCAGTTGGCTTTACACAAAAAATAGGCTCAGTCAATGAAGATGGAAGTCCTTTTTCATTAATCATAACAAAAAAAGCAATTTGTACATCAGGCTCAGTAATTACAGAAAGTGTTAATTTTCCTGATGATGATAAAAAAACTTATTTTTTGTCTTATGAACTAGCAGAGCCTGATGTTACAGATATTTTATCTGTTGTGGATGAAGATTTAAACGAATACTACGAAGTCGAATATTTGTCACAAAACACTTTATTCAAGGCAATTAAAAATGAAATTGACAATAACCAATACATGTACATTAGAAATGCCCCTTATCGATACGTCATTGAAAAAGAGTACAAAGCTAAAAAAACTACTCTTAGATTTGGTAATGGAAGTGGAAAAGTTATTAAAAACAATGTTTTTACTAATACTAGCGACTTAATACTACCTTTAAAAAACAAAAGTATAGTTGGTAGAACAGATGTAAATCCTAATTTGATATTAGAAAATAATAGTCTAGGCGTTTCGCCAAAAGGTAAAACTTTACTTATTACGTACAAAGCAGGTGGCGGAACTTCACATAACATTCCTAAAAAAACGCTTAATACGTTTTTTGATGATCCGGTTCTTATCTTTAAAAATAGTAAAAATATAATACCAACTCAAATAAGAGAAGAAATACTTTTATCATTGACAGTAACAAACGAAGAAAGAGCAGTTGGTGGCGCAGAAGCACCGAGTATCAACGACTTAAAAACACAAATACCTGCTGCTATTCATGCACAAGGCAGAATTATTACATACGAAGACTTAATTGCAAGAATATTGACAATGCCAAGTAACTTTGGCAAAATTGAAAAAGCAGTTGCTTTAGATAATCCTTATTCTTCTTTATCTAAAGACTTATTTGTTATTTGTAAAGATAGCGAAGGATTTTATGTAAATGCGTCTGACGCTATAAAGATAAATTTATCAAATTATATAAATGAATTTAGACTTATAAGTGACAATTATAACATACTAGATGTTCCAATTTTTAATTTTGCAATAGACTTACAAGTAAAAGTTGCTAGTGGTTATAATATAGAAAGTGTTTTATTTGATATACAAAGAAATATTGCAAATGAAATGAATTTTAGCTTAATGCAAATTGGTGAGCCTATAGATGTAAATAGAATTATAAAGTCTGTTAGTTCAACTGTAGGTGTCTTAACTATATTAACTGATAGCAATAGAATTATTAAAAGTAAAACTGATAGAGATCAATTTTATGATTTTAATAATGACATTATCAGATCTTATTCTTCAAACAGCATTGATCCTATGATCAACTTTATAAATGGCTTTGTTTATCCTTCTAGAGGAGGAATATTTGAATTAAAATATTCAGCAATTGATATTAAAATAACAGCAAACTAAGGGTTATCATGATTATAACAGTTCCAGCACAAAAAGATACTTATGTGTCTAATATTAAAGGTAATTTTTACAATGCCAGTTTAGCAAATGTTGGTCATGCAGCAACTCTAGACTTGTTTAAATTACATAATGAAAATAAAAATTCTTATTCTTGGGCTCTTTTTGAATTTGAAGGAGTTTTAGAAGACTCATCAATTTTTATTTTAGAAGATACAAACAGCTCAAAAGTTTTGTTTTTTATAGACGAAAACATAACATCAAACTCAGACGGTATTAATGGATTACAGTTTGGCACTGCACAAGACACTAAAGATATTTTAGCTGGAAATTTTGTAGTAGGGCAAGAATATAAAATAACAGCAGCAGGAAATACAGTTTTTACTGATATTGGCTCTGCAAATAATGATGTTGGAACAAAATTTATTGCGACCGGTCCTGGTGCTGGTAATGGAACTGCAATTATTGAAAATGCTGTTATCATTGGTACTAGCGGCAAAATACAATCAGACTACGCAGAGTTATTTAAAAATATAGTGTCCTCTGTTAACACATTTGAAAACAGTTTAACTTTAAATATTAATGCATACAATAATTCAAATAATCAACTAGTTTTAAAACAGGTAAAATCTGGTGAACAAGGTGATACCTTAATAAGACTTCCAAATAACATGACATCAAAAATAACGGAAGATGTTGAAAATGTAACATACGGCAAATTTTCAAGAATAGACTTTAGTACAGCAATTATTAAGTTTGATTTGCAAAGTTTTAAAGATAAATACATGAATAACGTTATTTTTGCAGATAGCTCTTTTAATGACTTGACTGCAGAAATTGTTCTACAAGATGTTACAACAGGTCATACAAAGCCTAAAGGATATACACTAGATATTGCTAGTCTAAATAAGGTTTTTGACGAAGGTACTGGAAAAGATACAATACATTTTTCTGATGTAGGTATATTGTCTAACTTTATTTCTTTAAGTGATACAGATTCTTGGCAAATACCTGAATTTATATCAGAAGGTGACGACGTTACACAAATTGAAAACGTATCACAAGATATAACTAGTGGAGATGAAAACTTAAGTTTTAATGTTACTAATTATATCAAGGCAGCTTTGAGAGATGCAATTACTAATAATGCAAATGTTGATGACAAAGGTTTTATAATTAAATTTTCAGATTCTAGTTTGTTTGATAAAAAGTCCTATTTTGTTAAAAGAGCAGGTTCAAGACACCTTATCAATAAAACATTAATACCTACTTTACAAATAAAAATACCTGATCATGAAAAACAAATACCTAAAAAGACTTTTGTCGTTAAAAGATATTTAAATAACGCTGAAAGTTTTTACCTTTATAATATCGTAAGTGGAAAATTAAAACAGTTTGTTTTGCCTGATAATGATGTTGATAATTTGACAGAAATAAGACTTAAGATAATTTCAAAAGATAGAGTTGATACATTTGTTGATAATATATCAACATTAGATGTGACAAACTATAAAGGTAATATAATTGAAGGAATAAAAATTGCAAATATAACTAACACACAGGTTTCTAAGTTTAGTAATGTTGCTTTAAATTCAGGTAAAACTTTAAAAGATTATATTGTTGACAATATGCTTGAATGCTTTTTAGTCTGGTATTCAATTGAAAATCAAGAAGTAAATGTTATTTTGGAAGAAGAAGCAGTTTTTCATTCTTCAGAACACATTAGAGACAATACATTTAAGAATCTTTTGTCAAAGATTAAGGTTGAAAACTTTGATTTAGTCGCAAACGGCTGTATTACTGAGTGTAGTGTGTATTTTATAGATACTAGAGCGAGTCATGATCCTGTTAAACTACCTTTTGATTTACCTAGCGAAAATATTGGTGACATTCAATATCAGGTTGTCAACAATAATACAGGAAAAATAATTTTAGACTTTCAAGAAAACACATCAGCTTTTTATGATGGTGAAAAATACGTTTTTAACTTATGTTTTCCCGAAGAATATAAGAATTTTAATGTTAGATTTAATTTTAAAATTTTTGATGAAATAACACAAAACGCAGTTGTATTATACAATAAAACTGTTTTTAGGATACAATGATGTATAATTTAGATATTGTTAAAAGTAATTTACAACTAGTCAATAATTCGCTAGAAGAAAGTCAAACACTTTCAAATATTAGAAATAGTATACATGCAATTGATCCAAGCTTACTAGAAAAGTCTAACGCACTTAAATTACTAACTAGCAACAACTATAATTCTTTTTATGCAACTCAACAAATTGAATCAATTGATTATAGTAAATTTAAAAATCACGTATTTTTTGATAGTGCAGTTAACAAGGTTAATTTTGTTTTAAATAAAATTTTAAACTTTCCTTATGATAAAGACGAAATAGAGTATAATAATTTTATTAATTCCTTGGAAGGATATACAAACTATATTTATAAAAATGAGTTTCCTAAATACAAAGGCTATGTAAAGTTTTCTGGTAACGAAAAAGTTATGATTAAAAATCAAACAGGAAGCTTTTTAGAAAGAAAAGATGATGATCAAATCGGTCAGCTTATGCCAGGAAATAGATTTAGTTTTAATTTCTGGCTTAACGTAGAAAGCCAAGGTTTTCAAAATAATCAAGTCGTCTTTAAGTTTTTTAATAGCGATGCAATATCAGGTTTGATATGCTTTATAGAAGAGATTAGCAGTCTACATTATTTAAATTTTACAATGATAAACAATGGTAGATTTTTAAGCAAAAAAGTTAAAATTAGTCTTGATGAGTTTCAAAATATAACAATTAATGTAACTAGCATAGATAATAAAAGAAATATATCATTTTTTATTGATGGCAACAATGTTAACGCAAGCTACGAGTCATCCAGTACTTTACCTAGCGAGGAATTTGATAGTTCTTTAACAACAGTTAGTACAAGACTAGTGTTAGGATCGAGCGAAAATCTTTCTATAAATACTGATGCTAACTATGTTTTGACAAACTTTAAAGGAAGCATAGATGATTTTAGGTATTTTAGCAAAATAAGAAGCGTAAAACAAGTTAAAAATGAAATGCACAATAGTATTTTTGCTCAAAATGGCTTAATTTGCTATTTAAAGTTTAACGAGCCAGGAGGTGACTATACTAATTCTTGCATATGTCTAGACTATTCAGGAAATAAATTACATGGTGTACTATTTGATTTGCAGGATAATTTAATTTTTGATACAACATCTAATAAAATAGATACTAATACGCCTCTTAAGCTCGAAAAAGATTTATTGTCGCCTGTTAGAAATTCTAAATTTCCAGAATTAGTAAGTTTACATAGCGAATTAATGCAAAGCGCTGAAGTTTATGATGAGACAAACTCAAATTTAATTTTTAAGCTCATGCCAAAACACTATTTTTTAGAATCAGCAGACGCACAGCAGTTACCTGTGTTTAGCAATACAGATTATTTAAAAAGTAGTACTGATACAATTGAAAACTACCAGCCTGCAAATAATCATTTGGTTAACATAGTTTTAATATGGGCAAAATTTTTTGATCAGCTTAAGCTTTATATAGACTCTATTTCAAGCATAGTTGATGTTGATTATGATGCTATTAATGAAGATAAAATTCTTGGCGTAAAAATACCTTTAATTTGTAAACTTTACGGATTAAACTTTGCTGAAATTTTTGGGTCCATTACAAAAAGAAAGCTTAATGACGAAGCTTTAAATTTTGAAGATATTGTTAATGATATTTCAATAAGAAAAATACAAAATCAAATATGGTATAAAATTCTTATAAATTCAAAAAGTATTCTTTCCTCAAAAGGTACAATAAACTCAATCGATCAAATTTTTTCTTTATTAGGGGTTGACAACTTAGAAAACTTATCTATTAGAGAACATACTTCTAATAATGATTTAACTAACTTTGACAATAAGTTTTCTAGAAGTAAAAAAGCAATTAATAAAATGTCTTTTTTTGGGACTGATTTGATTGATATCGAATCTGATTTTGGAAACCAAACCACTTCCATGTTTGATAAAAATAAAATATTTTTAGAAATACAAAATATTAAAAATAGTAATAACATTTTAAGTCAAAACAATTTTATTGTGCAAAGTCAAAATGCTAAAGATGGTTTAGGAAACAACTTTTCTATTGAGTATTTTTTTGACTATGAAAAAAATGTTGAATCACAACAAATAAAATTTAATAATATACAAAACTTATTTAGAGTTGACATTGACAAAAGTCCAGTTATAAATTGTTATTTCTATAAACAAAATGAAGAAAGTAATCTTTACACACTTAATATTGACATTAAACCTGTTCATAATTCATATAGATACAACAAGAGTTTGACAATAGAAAATATAGATATTTTGTCAAGAGAAAATTATATTTGTTTAACACAAAGTTTATCTTCAAGTAATGTACTAGAATATACAGTTTATTATGCAAAAGCTAATGAAAATCATATTGCTGATAGTTTAATGAGTAATACAGTTTCAATAAATATTACTGCTGGTGATGCTTTAAATTTGTCGTCAAACGAGTCTTTATTGTCGTTAAGAACAGGAGAATACTTTTATGACAATACTACTTCACAGTTATTTGCGCTAGATAATACTAAGTTTGAAGGTAATATTTCTTGTGTAAGAACATGGTCAAAAAATTTATCAATTTCAGAAGTTAAAAATCACTCAAAAAACATTTTTAATATTAGCGAATCAGAAATTGATAAAACGTACTTAGTAAATGATTTTATTTTAAAAAGTGTAAGTGACATTGAAACAGTACTTGTAGGTAACAGTCTTAGAAAAATAAATATACAAAATCAATCAATATCAAGAATAGAAAATACAAACGGATATTTTAACGAATGTTATTTTGCTACTGAAAATAATTTAATTGAAGATTTAAAGGATAAGTTGTTGTATAAAGAAACATTTGTTTATAATAAAAACTTTGATCTAAACAATAATTTAATTGACAATAGAGTAAATATTATAAGTTATGAAGACACTAACAAAAAAATATTATCAAACAATTACAATGAATTTCCATCATTTTCAGTTAATAAAGATTTTGACTATGAAAAAAACAACAAGCTTTCAGTTGACTTCTCAATAGCAAAAAATATAAATAATGATATTAACAGACTCTTGACAAGTCTAGATGATTTTAGTGATGTATTAAACGGAAGTGCTCTATACGAATATGATTATAATAGCTTAAAAAACCTTAAAAATATGTATTTTTCTAGATTAAGAGACGACACTCAAATTAACTATGGTTCTTTACTAAACGTCTTTAGATATTTAGATAGTTTAATGACTACCTTGCTTTACAATATAGTTCCAAGTAAAACTAGTTTTAAAGGATTTAATTTTGTTTATGAATCACATATATTAGAAAGAAGCAAATACCAACATAAAAATGGAGATTCCAGATTAAGTATATGTGATAAAGATACTGCCAAGTCTTTTTCGAGAGAATTTAAGTCTGTATTTAGAGATAGTAAATATAACAATAATAGACAAATGAATTGAGGTAGCAATGGTATTGAAAGCAAATAAAAAAATATGCTTTTTTGATAATAAAAAAGTAGTATATCAGCAAACGAATAAAGATGAGTCAACCTATCACGAAAAGCAAATATTATCTTTAAAGGAAAATGTTTTTATAGATGGTCATGCTGATTGTACAATATATCCAGGCATTAATTCTAAAAGAGGTAATAACGATTTACTAAATAGCAGTTTTTATGATTATAACACATATATTCCTAATTTATATTCAAAATCAACTGTATATTTAACTTTTGCTGCTAATGTTACTTTTTCAAATAATGACGTTATACAAATAACTGATTTTATGAAAAATAAAGTTACTATTATATTTAAAAATGATATTTCTACTAACGATGGAAATACTGACCAATATGGTAGAATTATCTTAGGAATACAAAATAAAAGTTATTTAACTTATGCTAGGGAAATAAAAAAAGCTATTGTTAAAAATAAAATTTTAAATCCAAATAAAAAGTTTTTTGTAAGCATTTCTAGTACACCAGAAAACTTTCTCTATTTAACACAAAGTAATGTCGCTGTATTTCAAAGAGATAGCAAAAAAGTAGGTGGAATAAGAGTTAGTGCGCCTAGTAATGTTAACGTTTATATAGAGCCTGAACGTGAAAATACTTATAAAATAGTTAGGCATCAACTAGACTTTAAACCTTTTGAAGAAAATAAATCAATTACAAAAATATTTTCAAATAATCCAAGAATTTATAGTAAAACACTTGGCATAGATAATTTAGATTACGAAGAAGATGTATTTTTTGATGACTCTTTAACAAAATACTCAGCAGACTTTTACTTTAAAAAGCCTTCAGATATTGATTATCCTTTTACTTTTAATGAAAAAGAAATTAATTCTTTAAGTACTACAATAAACCCATTTGATACAGTTACTATTTTAGAAGGCAAAATAACAACTGAACAGTCTTTACTTGGCATAAAAGGGCATTTAATTTATAATAGTATTGATGCAAGAAACAGATGTAATAAGATAAAAAATTATCAAGAGTTCATACCTGATCGTAGTTATAATTTTACTAAAAATGTTAAAATAGATAAAAATTTATTAAATAATACTGAAGTTATTGAAGAAAACTATTGTCTTGAAGCATTTAATGACGAAGAATATACTGAGTTAGGGTCTAGCGTTGTAAGAAAAACTCCAATAACTGTTGACTATAAGTTTGAAAATCAAAATGTTAACAACATTAATAAAATTGTACTAAATACAAATCAAAGTAGTATAAAGACTATTTTATCAAATAATATACTTTACTATAATGAAGACAAAATGAATGCTATACCATTTTTTGAAACTGATTTTGAAAATTTAAATATTTTCAAAGATGATGAATCCTATAGCAAAAAAGATTATATTTATAACAATTTTGGTATGCAAAGAGATGAATACTTTAGCAAAACACCAAATTCAATTATTTATCTGGGAGTAACCGAGTAATGCCAAAAGTTAGAAGATCAAAACCTAAAGTTTATGTTGACAATTCAATTGCAGCAAAAGGCGCACTCATTTTTAGCATTGGAACTCAACTAGTATACTTTGGTAATGGAGGCTACTCGTTTGTACTTGAAGACAGAAAGGGTAAAAGAGTTAGATTCGCTTATAAAAGCATTTCTGCTGCTGAAAGTCCAATTGGAGCTGCGCAAATGAGAGGATTTTTCTCTGCAGATGATGATTTACAACCAAGATACCTAGACAATGATGTTAATCAACCTTATATAGGCTGGCAAGAAATAGACTTTTTTGGTTACGGTTATGAAGAACCCGGGAGTGATGTAAGACATTTTCACAACGAGACAGGTGCAGCAGTAAGAGTATACGCTGGAGCAACATCAGCACAATTTTCGACAGGAACTTTAACAGAAGTCATGGGTTATGTCGAATCTTTAGTAAATAATACAATTAGAGCAATAAATTACGTTAATGAGCTTGATATTACTGCAGCCAAAAGAACAGTAAGTGCAACAGAGCTTATTAATGGAAGAAAATATGAAATACTCAATGCAGGAGATACAGACTTTACTCTGTTAGGTGCAGCTGATAGTAATCCCGGGACAGCATTTATTGCTTCACGTAATGGAACAAGTGATGATGGTAGTGGAACAGTATTGGCTTCGTTTTCAATACAACTAACACAAGATGTAGGCGGTGCACGAGGAAATACCTCAATTTTTAGAGGGTTTGGTACAGGCGTTAATTCTGAAGGTAGTGAGTACGATATTTTAACAAATGATATTCAAACTATAAATTTTTCAGGCGGGGTTGATATAATAAATTTAGAGTATCATAAAAAATCAGGCAATTTATCAAATGCTATTAAAAAGTCACTTGATGAAAAGTCTTTTGAGATTGGAACTTTACCTATAAACCAAAAAATAACAGGTAAAAAGTTAAACAATATTAATTTTGCATTTGACGATTCAACTGTTTTTGAGTTTACACAGCAAAAAATAAATCCAAGATTAGGTATTCCTTATTATCCTTTAAGCTATTTACTC